AGTACAATACCATAACCAGTAACATAAATACTTAAAATAACTTGGTAAAGTTCCAATGAGTATCCGTATAAAGTAATCATAACCTTTTCTCCAATCAATGTTCGTTTAACAAGGTTAATCTTACCAAACAGAAGATGGTTGTCAACAAAAGATTTCAACTTTTTTGAAAATAATTTCTTTGTCAGGGATAAGATTTTTGGTTGACAAGAGAATGTAGTGTGGTAGAGTTAGGGTATATTCACATAGCAACAAAGGAGAAACAAAATGAATCACATTTACACCCAATGTGAAATCTTGACGAGCTATCCACCATCACATTTGTTCACAGAAGAATCAACAAGGACTCCTGCTGTCAAGAAAGCTGAACCACGTTGTGTGAAATTGGTAGATAAATATTATAGGATTGATTCTAGTGTACATCAATGCATCAGAAACCTTCTACATGACATCAGGGCAAGTCTTATGCTTATGTGCAATACAACTGCATTAGAAGATACTTTCAACTCGTGTGGGCGCTTACAAGCAAGATATGAAGCACATCGCAAAACAGTCATTGATATTGTGAAAAGTGAACCTCTTATAAAAGATTATTATTCCTTGTTGCAAAAATCAGATTTGTTTGGTACAGTGCTTGTAGAAGTCTTGAGTATCGCAGAAAAGTATAACTTTGAAGTGGATGTACAAGCTTGTAAGAAGATTTATTTTGATGCAATGAAAGATGAACAAGTTAAATTGAAAGGAGAATAATATGTGTAAAGGAAAGGTTTGTCCAAACTTTGATAGTTGCAAATGTAGCAAAGATAGTGTAGACTACACCTCAGAGAAGTACAAAGATTTGATTCCATCAACAACAAGTCCTCATTGGAAAGGTAAGGATATTGAAGAAGATGGAGCAGTTGCACAAGATGATGTAATTTTTAATTTGTTTATTGGAGATTAAATTTGATGACACAAAACTATAATTTTAAAGACGGTTACCATTTGACAGAAATCTCACCTTTTGAACACGAAGTAAGTGGAGTAAAGTATCTTGTTGAAGCAACTGTACTTTTTGCACCAAAGGTTAAAAATCCTCAAACTCGTGATGACTTTTACGAAGATTTCAGTGTTGAAGAAATTTATATTTGTGATACAATGGGAAATGATTTCACAGATACTATTGTGATTGAGGACGATGTGCTTCGTAAACAAATGTTCCTTGAGGAAGAACATAAATTGGTGCAAGATTTGTTTGGCTTGACAATGAAACATATTGCTGATGAGAAATGGTTCTACGATGAAAATAATTTGATGTGAGGAGAATAACGATGGATAAAGAATGTTTATCAGGTTACGATGTGGAAAAATTGAAAGCTTTTCTCAAAAAGTATCCATGTTTTGAATTTGAAGCGGTTACAACAATGTATGAAGGTTATGTAGACCTTATTGAGCCAGATAAATTGTTTCCAACACCTCTGGTTCGTTGTGCAAAAGGCACTACTCCTCAAGTGGATAAAATTATTAAAGAGGTGTGGTATGAAAAACAATCGTAAAAGTGAAGTTGGTCAAGTCAGAATGACCACTAATAGTGATGAAATGTATGTCATCCTTGAAGTTAGTGATAATTTAATAAAAGTAAAACTCTTGGATGGTATTGAAAGTGGAGAAATTATGGTTTGGCGAGCTGACTATGTAGACGAAGATATCGTTGTAATGTGAGGTGTACTATGACAAAAGTTGAACTTGCGAAGATGATTGGTCTTACTTGTGATAGTAAATACCTAAAAGTGTACAAGTGTCAGATTGAAGACCTTTTGCAGCACGAATGGAGTTCTGTTGAGCAATCATTTTGCAATGGAAAAATTAGAGTTTGTGTGCAGCAAAAAGATTTAGCAAAAGATAAGCTTGATATCAGACCAGAAGATTTGATTAAAGACGAAGATGCTAAAGTATGCTGCACAGAAATTGAAACTTTGCTCTTGGAACGTGCTGCAGAGGAGTATCTGCAAAAGATTCATAATGCTGCAATGATGCTAGGTTGAGGAAGGGTTAATGTTGCAAACGAAGTTTGAAGGAGGTTGTTATTAAGAATGTAGAGATTTGGTGTGATGGTAGTGCAATAAAAGCACCTAATAATCAATATTATTGTGGTGCCGGTACTGTTTTAATTTATGGAAACTATGTGAAAGAGGTTTCGACTCCTATTGGAATTGGAACTAACAACATTGCGGAACTAACAGCACCGTTGGTTGGGCTGAGGTTACTAAAGGAGAGGTGTTTTGTTACCATCTACAGTGACTCTCAATACACGATAGATTGCATAACAAAATATTACAGTGGATGGGAACGGAGAGGATTTGTCACACAGAATAAAGGCGAGGTTAAGAATAAGCAATTAGTTATTGACCTCTATAATGAAACCCAAAAACATCATGTAACTTGGGTTAAAGTAAAAGCGCATACTGGTGTAGAATTTAATGAGAGAGCTGATAGGCTTGCTTGTGAAGCTTCTGCCAAGAGTAAGCAGGTTATTGAATGTGGAGGTATTAGTTGAGCGTGAGTGCAAAGAAAGGTAGAACCTTCCAAAAGTATTATCGTAATGAAGAACCATTGACAGTGGAAGAGGTAAAAACTTTCCCTTGTGTAGCTGTTCCTCAGCAGGATATTATAAAAGAAGATGCCGAGTTTTATGGGGTTAGGTCGGAGTTCAGTCAAGAAGATGGTGAGACACTTGTAGCAACATACTTTCCCTATTATAATCAAGAGGGGAAGCTTACAGGTTATAAGCGGAGGGATTGGACAAAAGACAAAGAAGAGCATGGTCATTTTACCGTTGTTGGGGTAGTTAAAGTAAGCAGTCAATTGTTCGGGCAACATGTCTGTAAAACCGATAAGAAATCTACACTGGTGATTTCAGAGGGAGAGGGAGATGTTATTGCTGCTAGACGGGATCTCTTGAATAGTCTTAAGGGAAGCAAATGGGAAGGTAAGATTGAACCCAACGTTGTAGGGATGAACTGCGGTGTCGGCAATTCACAACAGAGTATCGCCCACAATGAGAAATTTGTCAGATCTTTTAAAGACATATGCTGTGTGTTAGACAATGACTCGGCAACAGAGGTTGAAAAAGCTAAGGGCATCAAGAAAGGTAAGGAAGGTACAGAAGATATTGCAGCTTACCTCCTCTCCCAAGAGTTTTACGTTGTTAATTTTCCAGAAGATATTAAGGATGTTCGGCAATGGGTATCGACCTTTCCAAAAGAGTTTGCAAAAGCGGTATCTTTTAATAAAATAAAATATTCTCCTGAAAAAGTTGTCTCTCTTCAAGAGGTGAGTGTTAAGGATCTAAGGAAGAAGAAAAAAGTAGGATTACCTTTAAAATACTTCCCTAAGTTGACTAAAACTCTGTTTGGATTAACTTCTTCAGAATTAATCACTGTTTTGGGACCATCTGGCTCAGGCAAAAGCACAGTTACCCGTTACATGGAAAAGGATATCATTGACTATCTACGCCATGGCTTACCAGAGGGTTATTATGATCCTGAAACTGTAAATTTTGTCGGTGGAAAAGCTAGACTTGATGATTATGTAGATGGTGAAAAACTAGGGGTTATCAGACTTGAAGAAGATAAAGAGGAAGCTATAAACTCTTGGTATGGGATGGAGCTAGGGTACAACCCTAAGAACTTTGCTAACGATCCAGAATCATTTATCAGTGAAGATGATCACAACAAGATTCATACTCAATGGCAAAAAGAGGATATTGTCCGAGTTCTCGACCACTTTGGATCTATACCTATTGATGAACTCCTTAATAAGTTCAAACAACTGATGGCTTTTGGTTGTCGGTGGTTTGTCCTAGACCATATCAGTATGGTAATATCTGGTCTTCGTACAGGAGATGAACGGAAAGAACTTGATATAGTCATGACTCACCTAGCTGCATTTTGTAAGCAACACAATGTAACTATCTTAATGGTTAGTCATATGAGTCGCATAAACTTTAAACCGCCTACGGATAAGGATACGGGTGAGCAGCTTCCTTTCTTCTACCCAGTTAGAAAGGAGAATCTTCGTGGTTCAGCATCTCTGGAACAATTATCTTGGTCTGTGATAGCAGTAGAACCAGAGGAACTTCCTAATAGAAGCCGTGGTCGAGTGAGGTTGGTTAGTCTTAAGAACAGGCGTGGTAAAAAACTTGGGAACACTGATGTACTATGGATGGAAGAAGATACAGGTAAGTTTGTTGATGCCTCAAAATGGGAGATTGAGGGCGAGTGTTATAAACTAAATGGTGAGGTTGTTCATTGCTTCTCAGAAGCCCCCATGGAAATTATAACTGAGCCAGTAAAAAGTTTGAGCGTAGATGAGACCACCTATCAAGACCCAGAGTTTGTTGAACAGACAGGTTTAGTTATGGACAATATTGTTGACCAAGACGGAGATGAACCATTTTAAAGAGGAAAGTATATTGAAAGGCTTATTTATATTCGACACTGAAGGTGATGGTCTATGTGGAAAATCTATTGCAGATGAAGACCACATCTCTAAGTTCCACACCTTATTGTTTAAGGAGTATGGAAAGAATAATTGGAACCTCTTTCTTGACTTTAAGCATCCAGAGTTTGAGGAAGCTAAGAAGTTTGCAGAAGGTAAAGGAGTTAATTTAAACCTCTATGATTTTAGTGAGTTTAATGATTGGATTGTAAAAGACCCAATTGCTATTGCCTGTCAAAACTTGGAAGGTTTTGATATGTTGGCATTCAATTACCTGCTGGGGACTAAATACGAGAAAATTCCCGTAGAGAAAATCAATGGGAAGGAAATCAGAGTCTATGATACACTTAGTATGTCTCGTGGCCTTTATCCTGACCGACCTCTTCCAAGAGGATGTCCTGCTAAAGTTAAAAACCCTCAAGGAGGAAAAGCAAAAAGTATTGGACCACACTCATTGGAGGCATGGGGTGTCAAGGTTGCAAACAAGAAGGTTGCCATTGAAGATTGGAAAGGACTCCCGTTATGGAAGTATGTTGATCGTGTATGGGAAGACGTAATAATCAACGAACTTCAATGGAAATTCTTAATTAAAGAAATGCAGGATGGAAAGGATAAAGGTGTTGATTGGAGATTGCCTTTGAAGCGTAATCTCCTCTCTGACCACTTAATGCAGGTTCAAGAAGAGCAGGGTGTAGTGTTCCGAGAGGATAAAGCTTGGGAATTAGTTGAGAAAGTCGATAAAATGATGCGGGAGATTGAGGAAGATGTAGAACCTAAACTTCCCCCAAAACGAGTCCCAAAATCAAGAGAACCTAATTTTCCAGCTAATCCTTTTGATAAAGATGGTAATATCTCACACCACGGGCTAAACTTTATTGAGAAGTATTACAATATTGAAGTTGATCGTGATGCACAGAAGTTTGTAGCTCCTCCAAAAACTGCATTTAAGAAAACGGGTGAATTATCTGTTGCAGGAAAGAGATATTGTGTCAATCATGGTGTTGAAGATGAAGATCAAATGGGAGACTTCATTAGATCACAACGTCAAAAGGAGGAATCTACAAGTATTCTATCGGCAGAGGATGAGGTTAAAGCAAGAAAGCTTCTTGAAGAAAAATACATCCCAGAGGAGTTTTTGTTCGAACCAATGAGACTATCAAATCAAGACGATATCAAGCAATGGCTTGTAACTGATGGTAATTGGGTTCCTACGTTGTTCCGTACCAAGGATGTCTCTAGGGACGATAATAAACAAAATAGACCTGACTTTGAGGTGGAGGAATCCTGTTGGGAGTATATATTGGAGAAAAGGGACTCTATTTACCTGCCCTATATCAATCAAGAGATGGGAGTTAAACTAGAAAAGATTACCAATAGAAACCATCCAGACTTCAAGAAGGTTGTCAAGAAGTCTCGTTTCTTGGTAACAAGTCCTAAACTTAAGGATGATAGAGGGGAACTTTGTCCCAATCTTGAAAAGATTGATGGTGAAATGGCATCTAAGATTGTTAAATGGTTGTCTCTTCGTAATAGACGCTCAGTTATTAAAGCTATAGATGAAACTAAAGAAACTGGTTGGCTAAATCATCCTCGACTCAAGAAAGATGGTAAACTTCCAGCACGATATTCTGGACTTACCAACACAAACAGACGAAAACACTCCGTCATAGCCAATATCCCCGGATCAGATGCTCTTTTAGGGCATGAAATGAGGGAATTGTTCACTGTTCCAGAGGGATTTTGGCAAGTAGGTATAGATGGAAGTAACCTAGAGGGCTTCTGTGCTGCTAATGCTGCTTACCCATTTGATGGTGGTGCTTATTATCGTGGATTGAGTGGGGACCCCCATACTGAGAATGCCAAAGCATATTCTAAGGCTGCAGGAAGAACAGTATCACGTTCTGAAGGTAAAGGAATTACCTATGGAGTGCTGTATGGCGCTCAAGCAGCTAAGGTATCGGCTATGTTGGGCATCAGTAAGGACGCTGCTCAAGATGTAATTAATGCATTCTGGGATACTAACTTTGGTCTTAAAGGGTGTAAAGAATGGTTAGAGAAGTTCTGGGAGTCAACAGGGAAACGCTATATTTTAGGTATAGATAAGCGTAAGATTTGGACTCGTTCCAAGCATAGTCTCCTTAATGCTTATCTACAATCTATGGGTGCAATCGGTATGGACTTAGCAGGCATTCTATGGCATGAGAGGGCTTTAGAGGAAGGACTGTTAGATAAAGGTGTAGCTCGTATAATTTACTACCATAAACTCATTGTGGCTTCACATCGTGAGGTGTGTCGAAAAACTCCGTTAATTCAGGGAAACCTTACTGCGTAATGGCAAAGGCAATCCTGAGCATCGCAAGGTGTGCAGAGATCAGAACATAGTTGTTCGTAGGAATCCAAGTGGATTTCGAAAAGCGGGGAATCTGTTTTACAGATTGTGATATGATCCAATTACGCAAGAAATTGTGGAAAGAGAGTAACGTCTCTAAAATTAAAAGGATGAGTACCAGTTACAAGTACCTGATAATCTAGTCCGTCTTAAAGAGTTTCCAACTGGGTTGAATGATAAATCTCTCATAGAGAATATTCTGAAAAGTGTTGATGATGCTGAGAAAGCTAAAGCTAAGGAAAAAGAATATCAATCGGAAGAGGATATCTGTCTTCAATACGGTATTACTCTAGAAAACTTGCATCAGGTCTGCTCTGCTTCTAAATCTGCAAAGGAGTTGAATGGTGGTAAGTTTGTCCTCTCTGGCAATACAAAAGTTCTAGACAATGGCAATATTGCAAGGGCTTATTGTCGGGCAGGTGAGTTAATGGTTAAGTGTATTGAAGATGCTTATAAGATGTTAGAGTTTAAAGTCCCGATTACAGGTGAGTATCTAATGGCAACACCTGAAGAGGGCTGGAGTGGTGCACACTAATTAGGAGGGAATATTGTGAATATAGAGGATTTAAAAATTAGGTTTCCAGAAAAGCCTTTGGCTTGGAATAGTGTAGATATCACGGGCAAAGTTTATGGTAAACTCACCGCCATTTATCGAACTGATAATTTTACACAACCAAATGGAACTACAAAAAGTATGTGGGTTTGTTCTTGTGAGTGTGGTAATTACAAACCAATGATGTATTGTAACTTAAAAGCTAATAATGTATCCTCTTGTGGGAAGTGTACGAATAACGACAAGGTAGTTTTCAAAATAACTAATGTAGAGGGCGTATGTTATGGTAAGAAGGAGGGTATCGGGAACACTAAGCATGGCCTTTCTGGTCACCGACTTTACCAATCATGGGTAGGTATCATAAATAGGTGCTACGATAAGGATTTTAAAGGATATTCTTATTATGGTGGCAAAGGTATCAAAGTCTGTGATAGGTGGTTGAACCTTGACAACTTCATGGAGGATAACCTATCCCGTTATGATGAGGGTTTAACCTTAGATAGGATAGATACTTTTGGAAACTACTGTTTAGAGAATACTAGGTGGATAACCTTGGGTGAGCAATCAATAAATACTGGGCCTAAACATTGGGGAAAGGTGAAGTACAAGGGCGTGTGCTGGTCTGATTCCAAAGGTTCATATAGGGCAAATCTATATTATAACAGTAAACAGACTCATCTCGGCTTCTTCAGTTGTCCCATAGAAGCAGCTCTCAGATATGATGAGGTAGCAGAAAGAGAGAAAGGCGAGTTAGCTTGGTTAAACAGAAACTTCTTCCCAGAAGTTATGGAAGCCTTCCATCTAAAGGAAACCACCAATGACTAACCTAACCAAAGCCACCCTTCTCCGCTACCTACCTCGCGGAGCAACATACACTGTTCTCAATCATAATCTTCTTATCAAAGTAGGTGATTCTTGGGAAGAAGGCTGCTTATATATGAATGTAGATTCTCCATCGAAACTATTCGTTCGTCCATACAAAGCCTTCAACATGGACAAAT